TTGACAGCAAATAATACAACTGGAAGTATTGTTTCTTTGCAAGTAAACGGAACAGAAACCACACGGTTACAAGCCAATTCTGGTGCGGCTACGCTATATGCAATTGGTGCGTCAACTCTTCTAGACTTTACTGTTAATAATGCAGTACAAGCACGTATCACTACAGCAGGACTCTTCCAATTCAACTCAGGCTACGGTTCATTAGCTACAGCATACGGCTGTCGTGCTTGGGTAAACTTTAACAGCACAGGCACAGTATCAATTTACGGTAGTGGTAATTGCTCAAGCATTACTGATAACGGTGTTGGTAATTTTACGTTTAACTTTGCTACTGCTATGCCAGACACTAACTACTGCGTTACAACTGGCCCAACTCAATCGTCATCGAATACTAATGGTGGGGTAATGAGCGTATTTTTATCTTCTACTACTACCTATTCTGCTCCATTAGTAGGCTCGTTTAGATTTGTTAACTACCATGCGGCAAATTCAGCGCTTGGAGATTCTACATACAACTCTTTGGCTGTCTTTAGATAAAGGAAAAATTATGAACCAAAGAATTATTTACCCAAACGATGAAGGCGGTGTATCTGTCATTATTCCAGCGGTCGAGTGCGGATTAACCATTGAAGAGATTGCTGCCAAAGATGTACCTACTGGCAAGCAATACAAGATTGTAGATGTTGAAGACATTCCTACAGATAGAACATTCCGTAACGCATGGGAATATGTAAATGCTTGAAAGGTTTATGAATAAGGTTTCTCCTGAACCTAATAGCGGATGTTGGTTATGGGATGCTCATGTATAAAAACCAAATAAACGCAAACTCTAAAAAAACACATTGTAAATTAGGTCATGATTTAATATTTAATTACGGCAGAAGGTATTGCAAAATATGTCAATCTGAGGCATCAAAAAGATATAGGAAAAGGAATATAAAATGATTACCATTAACATAGACAAAGCTAAGAATATTGCTCACGATATTCGTAGATCAAAGCGAGCAGAAGAGTTTGCTCCACTAGATATTAAAGCTACCATTCCTAGCGAAGCTGCTTGGGCTGAGTCTGCTAGACAAGTAGTGCGAGATAAGTATGCGGATATGCAAACAGAGATTGATTCTGCATCTACTCCAGAAGAAATAAAAGCAGCATTAGGAATATAAGATGACACACGTTAACGCAAACGTAGCAATACTAGAATTTAAAGGAAGAGGCATCAGGTACAGCTGGATCTGGTAACTTCCTACGTGGAGATGGAGCGTGGTCAAATGTTGGTGTATCTCAATTGTCTGCTACTGGTACACCTAGCTCTAGTACCTTTTTGCGTGGTGATGGAACGTGGAATGCGCCACCTGCCAGCATCACAGCAATGACAGCGCAAGCTACTACGTCAGGCACATTCAAAGACTTTACTGGAATACCTGCTGGAGTTGAGCGTATTACAGTTATGTTGAATGGTGTAAGTACAAATAGCACTTCATTAGGAATAGTTCAATTAGGCACTTCTGGTGGCATTCAAACATCTGGGTATCTTGGTAGAACTAATGATGTATCAACTGGAACAATTGCATATTCAACTGGATTTAATTTATCGTCAGACAATGCTGCCGCAAATGTTTATTATGGAACTATTACATTAACTTTATTAACTCCAAATAATTGGACAGTTACAGGAATATTATCAAGAACAGACGGAAATAATCAATATAGAATGGCTGGCGGGGTAACTCTTGGTAGTGTATTAGACAGAGTGAGAATAACCACAGTAAATGGAACGGATGCATTTGACGCTGGTTCAATCAATATTTTATACGAGTTTTAATCATGGAGAATCAGATTGTATTTAATTTTGTCGTAGCTATTGCTGGCTTTCTTGGTGTCTTTGTATTTAACACTATTACTAGAAAGCTTCAGAAGCTTGAGGATAAACTAGCAGAGTTACCTCGTGAGTACGTTCAGAAGGATGACTATCGTGCAGACATTGGCGAGATTAAAGCAATCTTGAAACAGATCTTTGACAAGTTGGATAGCAAGCAGGACAAATGAAATGGAACCTATCTCGACTGCAATCATGGTGGTGCAGGGTGTTAGCGCTATCGTCAAAGGTATCAGAGGCTTTGCTGATGAGGCTAACAAAGCAGTCAATGAGATCAATAAGTGTGTTGAGTCTGGCAAGCAACTCAAAGACTCAATGGCTCCTATTACAAAGTTCTTCTCTGCTGCCAGCAAGTATGAGTCTGCTCGTACCCAGCTAGAGCAAGCAAAGGAAATACAAGACAAGGCAATAGCTGCTGGCAATCCTGTAGCTGATGCCATGTCTGACGCTGAGTATGTGATGGAGATGATGTCTATTGATCGGCAGATCAAGCAGCACTATGATGACATCAAGCATTACTTCATCTATCACTTTGATGAAGCTGGTATGTGGGATGACTTCTCTAGCAGATTAAACAGTCTAAGGCAGGAGCGTGAGGCAAAGGCAGAGGCAAAGCGCAGGGAAGAGACTGAAAAAAGATTAGCTCTTGCTGCTGAGAAAATGAGACTGCGTAGGATTAGTCAACGTAGGTGGGAAATTTTTTACAACTGTATTGGTGGCTTTGTAATTACGCTGATCATTGCAGGGTTTGCGTGGTTTATTCGGTGGATGTTTAATCAGGGAGGTAGTCAATGAACAATGATGATTGGATGACCAAGAAGTGGAGACCAATGATGGCTATCACTTACATGGCTATTTGCTTGTGCGACTTTGTAATCTTTCCTGTCTTCTGGACTATCGTACAATTTTGGGAAACGCAAGCAGCCAATGATGCATTCAGAGAATGGACTTCACTGACTCTGCAATCAGGTGGATTCATACATATTACTTTCATGGCTATCCTTGGTATCTCTGCTTGGACTCGTGGTCAGGAAAAGATTGAATCAATCAAAGCAGGGAAAGAAGAAAATGCCTAGATCATGGATCGTACTGGCTATGCTGGTGGTGGCTATCTCTGCCTACTTCTACGGACACAGGCAAGGACAGGCTGTCATACAGGCTGAGTGGCAAGCAGAGAAAGCAGAAGCCAATGCACAGGCTGCACTCGCTATCAAGAAAGCGCAGGACGCAGCCATAGCTACTGAGCGCAGACAGGCTGCACAATTTAGAGCTGTGGAGGCTAAGTTAATTGCTGATAATAGAAAGGTACAGGATGAAAAGAATGCTTTGCTTGATGGGTTTAATAAGTCTGGTGGGCTGCGCCTCCCAAGCGCCAAGGGTACAAACAATAGTAACGGACTGCCCGAAGCTACCACCAGTGCCAGCGGCAATCAGCCAGAAACAATCTGCTACCTTCCTGAAGAATTTGTCAGAGATCTTGCAACTGAAGCAGAGCGAGCAGACCAAATTGTCTACCAACTAACAGCCTGTCAAATGATACTAGAGGAAGAGAGAAAATAAAACGTGAGATTAAAGCGTGGATATATTCGTGATGATGGATATATTTTAAATGGATATGATAGTAATGGAAAAGAGCATTGGCTCCATCCAGATGTATTCCTATCTATTAATCGTAAACATCAAATTCTTAGGTGGAAAAATAAAATTAAAGTTCTTGCAGCGTATGGTAATAAATGCTGTGAATGCAATGAATCAGATCCACTTGTATTAAATATTGATCATGTATTCAATGATGGACATAAACACGTTGGCGGTACTGGTAGACGTTTTACTGGAAATAGTTTGTATGGATATTTGATTAAGAATAATTTTCCTAAAGACAGGTTTCAAATTTTATGCGCCAACTGTAACCAGCGCAAAGAATGGTTCAGAAGAAAAGCTTATTTTGAGGACGATATATGCAATTAAGCGAACACTTTACTCTTGATGAACTTACGCATACGGATCATCGTGAGTTTGATAATGTGCCGAATGAATCTGAGCTGGCGAATCTTAAACGACTGGCTGCATTTTTGGAGACGGTTAAATCTGCGGTAGGCGGCAAGCCTATTATCGTAAACAGTGCCTTCAGGTGTAAGGAAGTAAATGATGCCGTAGGGAGTTCGGATAAGAGTCAGCACAGGCTTGGATGTGCGGCTGATATTCGAGTTCCGCAAATGACTCCTGATGAAGTTGTGAAAGCGATCATCGCAGCTGGTCTTCCATTTGATCAGGTCATACGAGAGTTTGACAGGTGGACTCATGTGTCTATTCCTAATACGGCTGATGCTAAACCTCGTGGTCAGAAATTAATTATCGATAAGACAGGCACAAGACCATACGCATAATCCTGTGCCTGTGGTTTACTCTGCTACTGGCTCGACTTCTGGTTGGGCTGGTGGCATAGCAGCGCCAAGACTCTTTAGTCTATCAGCGTATTGCTTGCCATGCCAAAGCTTACGAACTGGATCAAGCTTGTCTAGCGTAGCTTGGTTAGCCTCTTTGAGTTCACGCAATTTAGTCATGCGCTCTCGGTGCGTATAGCTACCAGACTTAGCTGTCTTCATGGCTGTGGAATTGTACTCGTCCTCCCACTGATCAGAAGTCTCAAAGCTTTTTGCCGGATCAGGTTTATTCGGATACATGAGATGCCATTCTCCACCAGTAACCACAGGCTTTGGCGCCACTACCACAGGCTTAATGGCATCCAGTGGATTGGCTGATTCCTGATCCTTTGGTACGTCCTCACCAGCGTAGATGTATAAGCCTATCCCATGCAGAGCAATAGCCTTGGCTAGACAGCGCTGCATAGCGGTATTAACTTGGAAGGCATCAGGATTAGCTACTGCCTTATTCCTGTGATCCATTACTGGCAGCTGGGCTGTACGCTCCACACCGAAAGCTTTGACTGTACAGAAAACCATCACAGTATCATTCCATCGGACTGGCTCTTTGTATTCCCATGTCGCAGCCGGATCATTAAGTAATAATGTATCTACTGCCCATGCCCAAGACAGATACGACAGCCCCATTTTTTTTTCTACAATTCCAGACACATCGATTTTGCGTAGCTCTGAAAACTTACTGATCTCTGACATCATGACCTCCCATGTATGCTTGAATGGTTGCGAGAGTTGCAGCCACAATAGCGTCCACTGCTAACAGAGATCTGTCTTCCAGCGGATAGTCTATTGCTGCCTGAACTGCCTTGGCTGCCTCTAGTCTAGCTTTGATTAAAGTGCCATCATTTATATTCACGACAATTCCTTTATTGTTAATGTAGATTGGCGCACCGAGTATGCCTCTTTGGCTGGTGTAATTTTCTCAGGCTGGGCTTTGTAGTTACGCATACCCCAATTGATTTTGTACTTACCAGCAATACCAACAGGTTTATCCTGTAGCAATTCCTTGAGTTGTGTCTCGCACTGGTTTATTAATTCAGTACGTGCCTCGATCTCTGCTTTGCATTCAAGGATTAACTTAGCGTACTCAGCTGCTGCATCATCCAGCTCTACTGGCTCAGATTCTGAGCTTGCTACCGAATACATTCTGTCTGCGTCCTTACTATTCTGTGCAGGAAATGCCTCAATCCTATGCTCATTCTTGTAGATCTCCAGCCGATTCTGGAAGTCTAGTGCTACTTCCTTAATACTTTGAGCCTGTAACTGGATAGCTCCTCTCCACAGTGGTGGCTCTTCCTCTGGTGCATTGCCTGTGAGCTTTGCCTCTAGCACTCCGAGTCCGTCCAGCACAATGCTTGGCGCTCCCATCACATAGATACCTGCATCAGGATCATGCTTGATCAACTGGCTACGTCCATCGGCTAGACCATCCAGCGAACAGCACAAAGGTATGGACTCGTGGAAGTATGGCTTTTCATGAATTAGCTGGAGATCGGATAACTCTAGGCGCTTTGCAGTCTCAGCCAAGATCATAGGCTCCAACTGGTTGCCCCAGTCCATTGCCTCATTAGAAATATTAGGTGGAGTTTTCCCATTAATTGCCCCTAGACTAACTTGCAATTCATCGTTAGGGCTGCGGTACTTACTCATGCCCATCACAGCAGGTAATCTACTGGCTGACAGGATTGTATCGGGTGTGACTTTTCCAACCATAGTTATTCTCCTATCCAGTTTTTGTTATGTTTGATTCGCACAACCATTGCACGACTAACATTATATTTTTCAGCCATTGAATTTAATGTGGCTCCGTTTTTTAATTCATCACGCATTGCAAATACAGATTGTTTAGTTAATTTTTTTGCTGCTCTTCCTTTATCTTGTTTGTCTTTTATATTATCTATGTTAGTACCAAGAAATAAATGATCTGGATTTACGCAAGATGGCACATCACAGGTATGACATACAGACATATTGCCTATATCTCCACGATGTAAACGATATGAAACTCTGTGCGCCCCTAGAG